GACTTGGAAAACAATTCCTTTGTTGCCAGCAGGTGCTTCAATGTACTCAACGATTATGTTCTGTTTGTCCAGCATGATTAAATCCTTTGCACCTTGCCATCAACGGGTGTTGTTGACGATGCCTTATTGGGTTATTGCTGGTTTGACCGTGGTGGGTATACAACGTATGCCAATGAGGAGATCAGTAATGCCAAGTTTCACCATGTTGATTTATCTCTTCCTGCCAAACAAAGAGTTCGGTTGATTAACGAGATGATTGACCAACATATATTGTGGGCACATGGCTGGGGTATTCCTGTTATTTGTTCGACAAGTATCAGAACAGAACATGATGGGTTTATGAGAATTCACCAGAAACGTGGATTTAAAACAAATGGCAGTTACGCCTGGATTCGGACAGAAGACGGAATGAAAGGTCTTAAATGAAAATCCCCAAAGATGCTGATGTTTTATTTGGCGAGATTCGGCCAGAAGGCTCTGAAGTAAGTACTGAAGAAGAAAAGCAAAGAGCTAGAGATTTTTACAAAGCCAAGAAAGCTCAAAAAAAAGCGCTTGGTTTGGCTACTGGTGAAAAGTTTCCCAAAGAGGGTGTAAGCCCACATCCTGCTGGCAGACCAAAATCCATTGTGAACAGGGTTACTGAGTACGGTGCTTTGTTCAACAAGCTAAATGATGAGCGAATGGCTAAGGGTCTGGCTCCATTGAAAACGGCTATGGAGGTCTTGATTGATGCTATGCAGTCTGATGAGATTGACATCAAGGACAAGGCCAGGATTGCTGATAAGCTGGCCCCGTTTGAATCGTCTAGAGCGCCTATCATCTCTATTGAGCATGTGAACAATGTGAACAAAGAGGAAGAAGTGTCTGCGGATGATGCCCTTGATGACTTCTTGACGGCTCTGCGTAAAGTGTGATAATCCTGATACTTTCATGAAAGGTTAGTATGTCTACAAACTTCCTGTATGCCCAATCGCCTAACCGCACTGGCAACATGTCCAAGCACACTCCCAGTAAATCTGGTGGTGCAACCAATGTGACTGGCCCCAAGCATGGCGTGTCTGGTCCCACTGGTCAGCAAGGCGCTCCTAAAGCTGCTGGGAATGCTTTCCCTATTGGCAACAAAGTGTCTGTCAGCGCTCCTAAGTGCTATGACAAGACTCCTGTCAATGATGGCTACATGAACAAATCAACCAAAAACTATCTGGGGTAAATCATGTCCTACGGTAAAGTAATCTCTGGCGGCAAAGCGATGACCAATGGTTTGACCAAAGGCATCAACAACAAGCTCAAAGGCTTTGAAGACGGTCATAAGCGTGGTCAGACTCTGGCTACTGCTGTTGGCAAGGCCTTCAACCAGAACCCTCTTTCTGACAACCACCTGAATAACATCAACGTGGCGGCAGCTAAGAAGTTCACCACTCCTAAACTCCCAACCAAAGTCTAAAGGTATAGCATGGCATCGTATGATATTGAAGCACTGAAAGCCGACCTCCCAACAGCCAAGGATCTTGCTCAGTTTGTCTATGACAAAACGGGCATGTCTTTGGACTTGGTAGGCAAGCCAAAGGAAGACCAGTACATGGTCGCTCGTAACGCTCTTGAGGGCAAGAAGGTTCCTGCTGATTTCCAGACAGACCTGAACCCCTACATTGACCGTAAGGAGTTGATCCCTGTTGACGAGAAGAAGACTCTTCCTCCTCGCCCAGCAGATCTTCCTGACACTGGTTCGCAGGTCCACTTCTTTGGTGCGACAAACATGCCCCACCCGACAGACCCTCAGTCTGATCGCAAGGTGCAAATCAACTTCCGCAAGTACGACAACGGCGTGATCACTTTCCAAGTGACTGGTCCTATTGAGCAGATTGCTGTTGGCGAACGAGTCAACAAGTTTGGTCAAAAGCAGCCTGAGAAGTATTCGTGGCTTGACCCTCGCACAGAGGAAATCATGCTGCGCCGAGCTGATGGCACTTTCACCGAAAAGGGTCGTGGCTTGTATGCGTTCTGCGTTGGCGAAAAGGGTGGCGGCATCTGGACTTTGATTGACCGTAACCTGATGAACATTGCTGAGAAGAACGTCACTAACCCGTGGGCGTGATGGAAGATCACACAACAATCTTCCGTCAGAAGTTGTCGGCTCAAGCAGAGGCTTGTGCAAGGAAAACATTAGAGTGGTTGCAAAAGGATCTCCAAGGGGATCGAACATTGCATCCTGAAGATGTCTACTACCTTGCTTCTGCTGCTGACCTCTTGTTGACCATGCGTGACGCATATGGCAAAAAGTGAAGCCAGTGATTACATACTGCCCATCTACAAGGATCGGGCACTAAAGCATCTCGTGAAGTTGGCTGGTGGAAAGGCTGCTGTTAAGCACCTTGATGCTGACCAACTCCGCAAGATGAAAGCTGCAAGGGATGTTGTAGCCAAAGACATGCAGTTCAATACGTTGAAGTGGTTTCGGCCATTCAAGTATCAGACTGAGTTCTTTGAGACTGGCGCTCACTTTGCACGTAGGGGGATGATTGCTGCCAACCGAGCAGGTAAGACAATCGCCTCGACCTACGAGACTGCCTACCACCTGACAGGCAGGTATCCAAAGAACTGGAAAGGCAAGAGATGGGACAAGCCCATCATTGCCATGTGTGCTGGTGAATCCTGGGAGCAGGTAGCCAAGACACTGCAAAGCAAGCTGCTTGGATGTGATGACATCAAGCAATCGTACAAATTAGGAACAGGCTCTATCCCGCTTGAGTGTATTGACGAGAAGTCATACCGAACTGATGGGGCCAACGTCCTGTCTATTGAAGTTTGGCATAGCTCAGGTGGTAAATCAAAACTGTATTTCTCAAACTACACCCAACAAGTGCGTCACTTGCAGGGTTTTGAGCTTGACCTTGTTGTCTTGGACGAACAGCCCCCAGACGAAGTGTTCTCGGAACTTGTTGTCCGTACCGCACAGCGTAATGGACAGGTCATGTGTTCATTCACGCCCCTCAAAGGTATGTCAGGACTTGTCCGTAAGTTCTGGGACAAGATTGACGGCTACACCCATGTCCGAGTGACTTGGGACGACATCCCGTTTGAGAATGAATGGGATGAGAAGTTTTTCAGCCAAGAAGAACGTGACCAGTTGTCCCGAGACTTTATGCCTTGGGAGCGAGAGTGCCGTATCAAGGTATTCCGCTGGTTGGCAAAGGTGTGGTGTTCCCAATCCTGAATTGGCCCACATACAAGGCTACCGACATTGATCTGAAGAACGATCCTAAGCTTGAGCGCTTGATTTCGTTTGACTTGGGTATCCGCAATGACCCAACGGTGATCAGCTTCTTTTTCCGCAATCCTGTGGAAGAAATCATCTACCTGCACCGCCAGATTAAGATTCCCCAAGGCGAAACGCCTGATGAATACGTCCATTATCTGATGGACAGGGAATCTAAGGGGACTCCGATTGCTTTGCCACACGATGCCACCCAAGCTGGTCGGTATACGTTGACAGAACAGTCGGTTCGGGAGGTGTTTGAGGATAACTATGGCCTAAACTGTATTCCAGGTGCTATATTGAACCCCGTGAACGACCAAGGCAAGGTAACCAACCATAAGTCGTATGGAATCAATATAATGCGGATGGGAATGGAGCGTGGCACATTGATGATCAATGAGTCATGTGTCGATTTTCTTGATGAGGCAAGAAACTACGCTATTGATGACGCTGGCAGGTTTAGTGATCCAGACGATCACATTGACTCTGCTCGTATTGGCATCTTGGCGCTGATTCAAGGTCACGGGGAATCGATGGTCAGTCGAACCAACAATTTCCAATATCGCCGACCAACACCCGTTGATGGCAAGGTGCAAAGGATTTAATCATGCTGGACAAACAGAACATAATCGTTGAGTACATTGAAGCACCTGCTGGCAACAAAGGAATTGTTTTCCAAGTCGCCCATGAGGTGTATCTGAAGATGGTGGATTACTTGCGATTGACGCAAGCCAAGAACACATTCAACCGTCTTTCTGATTACCACTACCTCAACATTGCTGTCAGCAACTCCACCGAGCCAATCCGTGGCATTGACTACATCCACCCTGTTGTCACCCCCGGTGTTGATTACGCAACTGCCATCATTACCAAGTGCCTGATGCCTAACGGCAAGGTCAACTTTGAATTTGAGAGGTTTAGTGAGCAAGACAGCGCACAAGCCAATCAAGCTACTGAGATGGTCAAGTACATGATCAACTCAAAGAATGACTCGTATGCTGTCATTCGTGATTGGGCACAAGATTCGTTGCTGCACAAGAACGGTATTGTGATGGTGTCACCAGTGCGTGAACCTATTACCCAGTACAAAGAAGTTGAAGGCACACGGGACCAGTTGCGAGTCTTTGAGACTATGGCTGGTGAGAAAGGTTTGACAGTCAAGCGCCAGAACATGCGTAAGATTGACGTAAACCTTGAAGGTGTCATGCAAGAGATGGCTGAGAGCGAGTCTGGCATTGATGAGTCGCCAGATGAAATGGCAAGCTCTATTTCTGCCAACACCATCTACCGTGCCAAGTACAAGATGACGGGTTTCTCGACATCCGTTCGTATCAAGCACGTTGCCCAACACTACTTTGTGTGCAATCCCACAATCCCCAACATTCAGGATCAGGACTTCTTGGGTTTCTACGATCCAATGACAATCCATGAGTGCAAAGCTCAGTACCCTTATGTTGACCTTGAGAAACTTGCTGAACATGCTGCCTACGGTCCTGCTGGCGCTTATCAGGCAGGTGCATTGGAGAATGATCTTGCTCTCCATGCTCGTGATTCCACTCCTGTTCCCGGTCAAGGCGTAATTGCTTCTGCTGGCGCTGATCGTTACAGCCGAGTCATTATGCTGACCACCGCATGGATTCGCAAAGACGTTGACGGTGACGGTGAAGAGGAAATCGTTGAAGTTTGCTTCTCTGGCTCGTATGTTTTGTACGTCAAGGAAGTGGACTTCATTCCTTTGGCCGCAATGTGCCCCAAGCCCATCACTGGCAACTTCTTTGGTTACTCCCTTGCAGAGCGCCTTGTGCCAATGCAGGAATACGCCACATCGATTGCCCGTGCTGAGATGGCTTTTGCCATGCAGTCCTCGACTCCTCGTATCGGCGTGAACCCTGAGTTTATGGATGCTGAAGAGATCCAACGTGGCGTGTCTGCCATGTTCATCTTGGACCGTAAGTTTGATCCTGCCAAGCACATCTACGAATTCTCACCAATGCAAGGCAACCTGGCTTACGTCCAGTCGTCCATGCAACGGTTTGAAGCCGACAAGATGGCAATGATTGGCATGACAAGCCCTAACGATGTGCTGAATCCTGAAGTGATGAAGGATGGCAACTCGGGCTTTAAGCTGCAACTGGCTATGGGTCCAAACCAGCTCATTCAAGATGAAATGGTGAAGAACTGCGCTATCGGTTTGCGGGACATGATCTACATTGTCTGGAAGACCTTGATCCAGTACTCTGATGACTACAACATTCAGCAGTTGGCTGGTGTTTGCGGCAAAGGCGCTCCATTCATGGATGCCTTGTCAATGGAGAACTATGAATTCATTGACCGTAAGCTGATCAACATCGATTTGGCCTTGGGCTTCTTGTCTGACGAGAACCGTTTGACTCGCCAGCAGTTGATTGGTCAGGCTCAACAGCAGTTCAGCCAAGCCATGATGTCTCTGGACCCAAGCGTTCCTGAATTGTTCAGCAAACTGCGCCGTCCGTTTGAAGACACCCTGCGTGTTCTGGGTGTGAAAGACGTTGATGCTTATTTGCCGACATTGGAAGAAGCAGCCAAGCTGATTCAGGCTCAAGCAGCAAAAGGCCCGAGTGCTGAACAGCAAGAAACTCAGTCCAAGACTGAATTGAACAAGGCAAAGACTGAAGAGACTATTGCCAACACAATGTTCACTCAGAAGAAGGCTGAAGATATTGACACAGACAATATGTTTGAGGCTTTGGCGGCTAAACGGGGTAAACTTACATCCGTGCAAGTTGATTAAGGATTTGTAATGAAAAGCTTGGTATTGAATATTCGCAACTACTTTAATCGGCGGACTCGTGCCGCTGATTCACATAAGGAGGCCGATGTACATCGTAAAACTTTAGCTATTGAGAATGGGGAGTGCGCTTCTCGCCTCATCAAGAATGAGGATTTTGCATTGCTGTTCAACCTTTACAGGTTTGATCTATTGGGTCGTTTGGAAGATTGCCGAACTGATCCAGAGCGTATTGAAAACGCATTTAATGTTGCTGGAGTACGAGATTTCATCGGTTTTATTGAAAAAACTGAATATCTTGGAAAAGTGGCTCAGAAATCTAACACTTAACCAAAGAGAGTAAACTATGTCAGACGTAATCACGCAAGTGACCGCCCCTGAGCAAACTGGTGTGGCGAATCCCGCCGATGCTATCGCTGCAATGATTGCCGCTAACAAGCGTAACAGTCCGCAACCCGATGGCAGTTCTCCACCACCAGCAGGACAAGATGAGGCGCAAGCCAAATCCCCTGAGGCGGCTCCTGTTGAAGGGGTCGAACCTGAAGATGGCAGTTCAGTTGAGTCGGATGCCGCAGAATCAGAAGTTGAAGCCGAGTCCTCCGAAGGAGTAAACGAAGCAGTCGATTTCCTTGAGTTTGCGAAAGAGAATCCTGACGTAATGTTGAAGATTCCTAATAAGGACGCAGAAGGCGGCTTTATTGAATTGACGGCAGAGAAGGCAGCTTCTATTCTGGGTCAAGGTAGTGCTATCCATGAAAATGCTCGTAAGCTTAAAGCTGAAAAAGCAGATTTTGAAGAATATGAATCGAAGCGTAAGAGTGAACTTGATGGTTTGCAAATAGGCTTGGAGTTGACAATCGTTCCTCAGTTGCAAACTGCTGCTGATGAGCTGATTACCATCCAAGAATATAACCAGCAATGGCAGCAAATCTATCAAAACACGACTGATCCCGCTGAACGGAGCCGTGCTGAAGCAGCAATGCGTCAAAACGCTCAGTTAATCGAAGAGAAGTCGCAGTTTATTCGGACGAATCGGCCTAAAGTTGACCAGTTCTATCAGCATCGCTCTGCATTGGTCCAAGAAACCTTGGAAAAAGCCAGGCAGTCGTTTACTGATAAAGAGTTGAGCAACAAGGCTGTCTTTTCTGAACTACGAGAGAAGCTCAGTAAAGACTGGAAAGGTGCAAGCAGTTCGTTTATCCCCGGTGTGCCAAACATTGATTTGGTTTCCAGTGATGAATATCTGCTGGGGTTGGTTCGGGACGGTATGAAGTTCCGTGAAGGCCCAAAGGTCAAGAATGCTGGTGGTTCTCTAGCTGCTGCTAGTCGCCCCGTTTCAAAGGCCAAAACCGCTCCAGATAATGAGATGGAAAAACTTCAAAAGCAAGCTAAATCCGGCGATAAGAATGCAGCACGCGATCTTTTAGCAACCATGCTTGCAGCAAATAAACGCAAGCGTTAAACAGGAGTTTTGAATGTCTACTATCACCTCTGCAAACCTCGGTAACGGCAACGGCTCGTATACCACCGACATCGTGGTCAAAGACCTCGACATGACTGTCTCTAACTATGTTAAAGACCGTACCCCCCTGACCAACATGGCTATGTCCAAGAAGCGCAAAGTCAACTCGACTCTGCACATCTGGCCTGTTGACTACTACCGCACCCCAGCCTTGAACGCCAAGCTGGAAGGCGCTGCTGTGTCCGCATCGCAAGCTGCTGACAACACCCGTGCTAACTGCGGTAACTACACACAGATCTTTACCACCGTCATTGGTGCTACAGGTACTGCCCGTGCTGTTGAGCAAGCTGGTGGCGATCCACAAGCCTATCAAGAAGTCAAGCAATTGACTGAGATCATGTTTGACGTTGAACTCCAGATGGTTCGTGCTGACGGCGCTTCCATCAAGTACAGCGGCCAAGCTGCAACTCAAGGCTCTAGCCCCAACAACGGTCGCCGTTTCGGTTCCCTGTATTCGTTCGCTGGCACACGTTCCGGCAACGAGACAGACGGCACTTCTGTGCTGAACCTGGCTACCAGCGATGGTAACGATGTGACTTCTGCCACTGCAACTAACCAGCCTTTCAACGGCTTGTTGAGCAACGCTGGCTTGGGTTACTTCACCTTCTCGTCTGGTGTGACTCTGCAACAGTTCAGCCCTTACCTGTACAAGCAGTTGGTTACCACCGCTGAACAGCGCTTCAACGCCAAGATTACGAACATGGTTGTCCCCACTTCCATGCGTACACACATCTCGGACATGATGCCTACCAGCCGTTCGATCAACCGTTTTAACCCTGCTGACAAGGGTGACACGATTGGTACTTACGAAGGTGACTTCAACTACACCTACCAGATCGATGACTCTTGGGTTATGGACCAAACTGGCGCAGACAACACATCTGCCCTGTTCCTGAACCCTGACGTTATCCAGTGGGGTAGCTTGCGTGAACTGGGTCCAAACAACGAAGTGTTCAGTTCTGCTGACGCTTCCTTGGACCAGTACATCATGGAAGGTACACTGATTGTTCGTAACCCAGCAGGTGTTGCTGTGTTGGCTAACATCAGCCCAACTGGTGCGGCTGTGACGGCTCCCCGTCCTTCCACACAAGTCCAGCGTTACCTGGCCTAATTAAAGCCCTCCGGGGCTTTTCTGAAGGGACTCCGCAAGGGGTTCCTTTGGTAAAGCATGGAGAAAGCAATGACTGATGAAGATGTAAAGATCAACGAAGAATACTATTCAAAGGGTATTCTTGAGGCTGGTATTGATGGTGTATTCCGTCAAAACGACAAGCTGTTCAACGAGGTCAAGTCTGGCACTTGGTCCCAAACCTTCAAAACCGACAACATTGATTACAAGGTTGGCGCTATTGACGGAAACAGATACGTCCAATACGAACAAAAAAACGTAGAGGGTGTCAAAGAGTTTTGTAAACAGCAACGTGAGTTCTACAAGATTCACGGCACTGAAAATCCTTTTTTTGCTGGCACTGCACACATGATGCAACTGCCTAAATGCTTTGCTCACGAGATCAGTTCTAAGTGGTTTAACAACCGACCTTGGGAGTTGATCAAGCAAGACAAAAAGGACAAGATTCTGTTTTACGCAATTGTCAATGAATACTATTCTGACTTTGTTTGTCACCCTAGCGGAAAGATCCCTCTTCCGTATAATCCTGCTGTACCGACCAAATAAGGATGCGACATGGCCCTATTCATTCAATCCGCTAACGCACTTGTTAGCCGTGTAGCCCAGTGGGTTGGGGCCATTCCAAGCAGCATCAGTATCAACGCAACAGCATTTAACTCCACCACAGGAGTTATCACCTGTTCATCAAACCCAACATCTGCGGTTCTTATTGGTGACTTCATTGGCCCAAACATCATGGGTCCATTTGCGGCTGTAACTGCGGTTTCTTCAACCACCATTACCGTGGATGACCCAGATGGCACATGGTCAAGCGTAAGCCTTCCAACAGTCATCTTGAAGCTGCCAACTACTTCATCTTTGGAAATTCAGTCTTGCATTCAGATGGCTGAATTGAAGATGCGAACCATTGAGCTTCCTGCTTTGCGGTCAAACCCATATGATGATTTGGAGCCTACGGTTCTGGTAACAGATGCCAAAGGTATGTGCCCTATTCCGGCTGACATGTGCTTTCCAATCTTGTTCTTCCAAGAAAGCCAACCTACTGATCAACCACCAGGCGGAACAAATCTTGGCCCTTGGATTGTGTATGACAGGGTTGGTGACCGAGAGATCATCCGCCGCAGAATGATTGATCAGTTGTACATCCGTCCTTTTGGTGTACCTCGTGTTATCCGTGCTTCTTTCTCTGAAGTCGGTCCTAACTATGTGTTTACACCAAACCCGGGTGAAAACGTCATCATCAAGGCGTACTACCAAAAGACTTTCCCGTTCTTGTTTAGCCCGACAGAGAATGCTGAATATCCAATTGTGCAAAACAATGGCATTCTTGCTTCATTCCCTGAGGGGTATTTGTATGGCACTTTGTGGGCTTACTACGACAAGAACAAAAACGTTGAAGAAGCTCAAAAATGGATCAGCAGATTTGATGATTCATATGGCTTGATTGAAGACCAGAACTACAAAGGCAAATGGAGAGGTGGCGATCAACATCTGACCTCTGAATTTCAGCCACGCAATTATCGTTATAGCTTTAAGTAATCGAGGTACAAAATGGCAACAAGCGGTCTTTATGGCTCCAGTACAGCCGGAGTTGTACCTGCTAACCCCGGTGCAGAAACAACTGGCCTTTACGGCACTACAGTCAAGTTTGGCGTAACTGGACCTACAGGACCAACTGGCCCTACAGGCCCTACCGGAGCTGATTCGACAGTGCAAGGCCCAACTGGCCCGACAGGAGCAACGGGCCCAACAGGCGCTGATTCAACAGTTCAAGGACCAACTGGCCCCACAGGCGCTGTTGGAGCCACAGGAAATATTGGACCGACAGGCCCCACTGGAGCCAATTCAACTGTTGCTGGCCCTACAGGGTCAACAGGAGCCACGGGGCCGACAGGTCCCACAGGAGCAGCATCAACAGTGGTTGGTCCAACAGGCAGTGTTGGCGCAACTGGTCCAACTGGGCCAACAGGTGCTAACTCAACTGTGGCTGGTCCTACTGGCCCAACTGGATCGACTGGTGCGGCATCTACGATAGCTGGCCCAACCGGGCCAACTGGTGCGACTGGTGCTAATTCAACTGTTGCCGGACCTACTGGACCTACTGGTGCAACTGGAGCAAACTCAACTGTAGCAGGGCCTACAGGCCCAACTGGCGCAGCATCAACGGTTGCTGGTCCAACTGGATCTATTGGCCCCACAGGCCCCACGGGAGCAACTGGAGCCGCATCTACCGTGGCTGGGCCAACAGGTTCAATAGGCCCTACTGGCCCTACGGGCGCTGCCTCTACTGTTGCTGGACCCACGGGTCCTACAGGCGCATCTGGCACTGGGACAGGAGATGTTCTTGGTCCGGCATCAAGTACAGATAACGCCATTGCTCGTTATGACTCAACCACAGGCAAAATAATCCAAAACAGTTTAATTACTGTTGGCGATGACGGCCAGCTTCAAAATGCTGCTTTTGTTAGTTTGCAAACATCTCCCGGTGTTACTCCAACTCAAGCTGGTTCGGTGTCTTGGAACTCTGGTGACAGCACTCTTGATGTCATTTTAAATTCCGATGTAACTTTGCAAGTTGGGCAAGAAAATGTTGTCTTGTCTTACAACGGATCAGGTGCAACTATTCCTAAAGGGAAAGTTGTTGCTGTTGTTGGAGCGCAAGGTCAACGGCCAAGCATTGTTCTTGCTGATGCTGATACTGAAGCGTTGAGCGCATCTACGCTTGGCATGACCACACAAGACATTCCAAACGGAGCTGAAGGTTTTGTGACCACTTTTGGTATTTTGCGCGGTTTTGATACAAGCGCATTTACCGCTGGTGATGACGTTTATCTGTCTCAAACTCCTGGTGGAATTACGGCAACACGCCCTGCTGCACCTGCACACACTGTGTTCTTGGGCTGGATTCTCAAAGTCAACGCATCCAGTGGCGAGTTGTTCTTGAACATCAACAACGGGTGGGAGCTTAATGAGCTTCACAACGTTTTGATTACCTCTCCAACAGAAGGACAAGTGTTAAATTACAACGCAACTCTTGGGGTTTGGGTTAACTCAAATCTTGATGGCGGAACTTACTAAAGCAAATGCTTTTTTTAACGGAGTAAATACTCATGGCGAATCAAATTCAAATCAAGCGGTCTAGCGTTGCTGGCAAAGTTCCTGTTGCTGGTGATCTTGCTGTTGGAGAGCTTGCTGTTAACTTAACAGACAAAAAAATATTTTCAAAAGACGCAAGCAATACCATTATTGAACTTGCAACAGGTGGCGGCTCTACAGATGTACAAGAATTCTCATCTTCAGCTACTTGGACAAAGCCTTCAGGCGTATCTGCTGTTTTGGTTGAGTTGTGGGGAGCCGGAGGCGGTGGTGGTAGTGGTGCGGTTTCCTCCACTGGGACTATGACAGGCGGCACAGGTGGTGGCGGGGGCGGTTACAACTACAAGATTTTTGATGCTTCTGATCTTGGTTCAACTGTTTCTGTAACGATTGGCGCAGGTGGTGCAGGTGCTGCTGCAATTACAACCGACAGCACTGTTGGATTAGCAGGAACAACAGGCGGTAGCACTGCCTTTGGTTCTCTGCTTGCCGCTTATGGAGGCGCTGGTGGATTTGCTGGTGTGGCCTCATATTCCAGTGTGCAAGGAAGCGGTGGAGGTGGCTCTTTATCTGCTGGGGCATTTTACTCAGGCGGATCGCCATCAACCACAACAATTACTAATCAATATAATGTTTTTGGAGGTGGTGTTGGAAGTGCTTCAGGGAATCCGCAGCCTTCTATTTATGGAGGCGGCGCAGGTGGCGGTGTAAATAGCTCGGTATTCCTCCATTATTACGGCGCAATGTCTGTGTATGGTGGAGGCGGTGGAGGCTCTGGGCAAGCCTATTTTGGCGCTTTGACAACTCTTGCAGGATCAAACAACACTAATGCGTTTGGTTCAAATGCTATTGGTGGAACAGCTTATGTAATTTCAAACGGAATATCTACGTACCCTGCTGTAATTTCTTCAACTGTTTACTGGGTGAGCAGATCAGGTGTAATTACATACACCTCCGATGGAACGACTTACTCAAACGCTAATGCTGGTGTAGCAGATTGCTATGGTCGATTGACATATGATGGTACGTATTTTTACGTTACATCCTCTAACGGTGTTTATCGTTCTACCGATCTGGCTACTTGGTCGCAAGTGACAATGCCTGTCACTGCTCAATGGCGAAATTCTCTGTATAACAGCGGTACTTATATTTTTGTAAGTACGACAGGTATTAGTGTAACAACTGATCTTGTTAATTGGAACACTTATTCTGTAACAGGAACTAATAATAACTGGTCTGATATTCAATTTGATAACACAAACTATGTTGTTATTGATTCAGTCACATCTGGCGGAAACATCGCAAAATCTACTGATGCTGCAACATGGGTTGAAACGACTTCTCCTTTTGCGGGGTCTGTCACATCTTTAGCTGTCAACGGATCAACATGGTGTGTCAATAATTCATCGGCAGTATTTAGATCAACAGACAGTGGATCAACATGGACTAACGTAAAGAGTATTAGTAGAGAAGAACCTGTTTTATCGTATGTGAACTCACAATTCCTTCTTAAAAGTCGAGGGTCTTCCTATCAGTTTTATGCGAGCGTAAGTTCAGATGGCGGAATTACTTGGGGAACTGATATTGCAGGAAGCGCACCCTTTGGGAACGCCACAAAAGCTGTTTTGTTGGGGTCTAACATTTTCTTTGGGTCTAACAGTACATCAATAAAGTCTAACCTTGCCTACACAAGCCTTTCCTTTATTCCTCTTTATTACACAGGTACTAACGGGACTAACGGAAGCAATGGTCTTACAGCCAGTGGTGGCGGAGGTGGAGGAACTGCTTCAAATGGTTCTGACTCAGGCGCTGGCGGTTCTGGCGGTAATGGTTTTGCTCGAATCACTGCTTGGTAAGGAACAGCATCATGAAATTTGCAATCATTGAAAACGGTGTGGTGGTCAACGTCTCTGCATCAGATGTCGCGCTGGCCGATAACTGGGTCGCCGCTGAGTCCGCCAATATCGGAGACCTTTACGAAAACGGACAGTTCATTTCCTATGACCCGAAGACGGACCCAATTGCAACAGCAGCGCAAGCTACTTTTGTTCGCCAGCAACGTACTGAAAAGATTAAAGACAGTGACTGGACACAACTGCCGGATGCCCCGGCGGATAAAGTTGCGTGGGCTGCCTATCGCCAAGCACTGCGTGATGTAACTGCTCAGACAGGCTTCCCTTGGGCAATTGACTGGCCTACACAACCGTAATGTGGCATAATTCAAGGCATGAATATAGATGCTTTGAAATCACTGCTGCGGTACAATCCTGAAACTGGATTGATCTATTGGATTGCCAAAGGTAAGGGCAAGATAAAAAAGAAAGCCGCTGGCACGTTGTTGCATAGTGGCTATCTTGGAATCTCAATAGGCCCAAAGCGATGGCAAGCCCATAGAGTTGCTTGGGCACTGCATCATGGAGATTGGCCTAAAGACCAAGTTGACCACATCAATGGCGTAAGAACTGACAACAGGATTTCCAATTTAAGAGAGGCTACAAATTCTCAGAATGGTAAAAATCTTGGATTGTCAAAAGCAAATACATCTGGCGTCAAAGGTGTTTCTTTTGAAAAATACACCAACAGATGGAAAGCCACAATTCGTGTTGAAGGAAAATCAATTTCACTTGGCAGATTTGGTAGCATTGAAGATGCTGTTTTAGCAAGAAAAAATGCCGAGCAACATTATTTCAAAGAATGGAATAGAACATGACAAGAAAATTAAAAATTGCAGTCTCTGCAATCTCAAAAAATGAAGCCGCATTTGTCCAAAGGTTCTGTGACTCAGCCAAAGATGCAGACTTGATTTGCATTGCTGACACAGGGTCAACGGATGACACTGTAAAAATAGCTTTGGAGTGCGGCGCAAAAGTCCATGACATTTGCATTAGCCCTTGGCGTTTTGATCTTGCTCGTAATGCGGCGATTGCATTGCTTCCAAGAGACATTGATATTGTTATCAGTCTTGACTTGGACGAAGTGCTTGAACCCGGTTGGCGTAAAGAAATTGAACGGGTGTGGACAGAGAACACTACTCGTCTGCGATACAAGTTTGATTGGGGACAGGGCATCAGCTTCTTCTATGAGAAGATTTTTTCTCGTCATGGATACAGATTCCATCACGCAGTGCATGAATATCCAAGGCCTGATGGAAGAATTCAGGAGGTATATGCCCAGACAGATATGCTGCTGGTTAGACACTTGCCAGACAACACAAAGTCCCGTGGACAATATATGCCTTTGCTGGAACTTGCGGTCAAAGAAGACCCACGATGCCCAAGAAACGCTTTCTATCATGCCCGTGAGTTGACGTTCTACGCTCGGTGGGATGAAGCCATTGTGTATCTCAAAAAGTACCTTGAGATGCCAGAAGCAAATTGGCCCAATGAACGGGCTTACGCCATGAGGCTATTGGGTAAGGCGTATTCCGAAAAAGGCAACGCCACAGACGCTTTGAAGTGGTTCAGGCTGGCTGTTGCTGAAGCACCCGGAACCCGTGAGCCTTGGGTTGAGTTGTCGGCACAGTGCTATCGCCTGAGTATGTGGGCGGAAAGTTACTCAGCCGCCAAGTCTGCCTTGCAGATTACTGACAAACAAGCTGTGTACACAATGGACCCGTCTGTCTGGACTGAGAAACCATACGACTACGCCAGCATTGCTGCATGGAACCTTGGATTAAGGGATGAATCTGTCCAACTTTGCCAAAAGGCTTTAGAATTAGCCCCGCAAGACAGCCGCATTGAGCGCAATCTACACTACATGACAACAGGCGAATTCCCAAAAACTTTTGACCATGTAGTAACCCATGAGTACAGCCCAACACACAACTGAAACTGCAACTGTACTGGCGGCAAAAGTGGCCCCTCCAGCGACAATTTCACTTGCAACTTTAATGGGTGTGCAGGTTAGCGAACTTGTTCTGTGGGCGACTTTGATTTATACACTGTTGCTTATTTGCCACAAAACATGGCAAATCTACAAAGACGTTACGGAAAAATGAACGCTAGATACGCTGTTGCCAGTCTTGCAATTTCTGCTGCGGCGTTTGTGAGTTTGCTTGTTTCTGAGGGTTACACCGACAAAGCAATCATCCCGGTCAAAGGTGACGTTCCAACTTATGGATTTGGAACTACTGAAGGTGTGAAAATTGGGGACAAAACAGACCCCGTTACATCTGTGAAACTTGCTTTTCGTGACGTAAGCAAATTTGAAGGCGCAATCAAAAAATGCGTCAAAGTTCCTTTGAGTCAAATTGAATACGATGCTTGGGTGAAATTCACCTACAACATTGGCGCTTCATCATTTTGCAAATCAACCGCCGTAAAACTGCTCAACGAATCCAACTACAAAGCCGCTTGTGACCAAATGTTGCGATGGGTGTATGTTGGCCGCAACAAAGTTCAAGGGCTTGTAAACAGGCGGCAAAAGGAGCATGATCTATGTATCTCAGGGCTGTCGCCGCAATAATTGTTGTTCTTGCCTTCACTGCCACACATTGGAAGGCTTATGTTGCTGGCAAACAAGACGCAAAACAAGAAATTGAAATTGCTATTCGCAAAGCAGAGCAAGAGCAACAAATTCGTCAGCAAGAACTGTTGTCTGAAAAACAAGCCGTAGAGGAACAGTATGCAAAAAGCAAAAAGACTTCAGATGCTGTGGTGCGCTCTACTCGCAATGAGCTTGACAGGTTGCGCGACCAGCTACGCTCCTATTCAGCAAGCAAAAATTCCGCAACCTGCCCCAGAGTTGATGCAGATTCCAGAGACACAATTATCAGAGAGTGTTCTGAGGCTGCTCAATCGCTGGCAGCAACTGCTGATGAAAACGGACTGAAGCTAAAAGCGCTTCAGTCTTACGTCACACAAGTTTGCCTTAAATAGATTTCTTGTATTCCAACTCAAGCAGCAATTCAAGATAGTGGATTGCTTTTTGAATGTCAGCAGCGCCGTTCTTTTCTTTGTGGCGGGTGACGTATTTCACTACGTTACCTTCACAAAAGCCAAGATCGTTTGCATGGATGTAGACAATAGGCTGGATGCCTTTGTCTTTGTAGTGGTTGCCTGATACCTGCTTATCAAAAGCAGATAAAGTCCCGGTGCGCATAGGACATCGACCAAGGTTTGTGCAATGAGTTTGATTTTTGCAATTCTCGCAAAGCATCATTTGTCCTTGTAAAAGATTCCATCCGTACCAAGAGTTCCGGTTCGATCTTTTATTTGCCCGTAAGCGTGTTTAAAACAGGTCACAAGGTCAAGATCAGCAGTGGCGCAACCCATGACAAGGGTAACAAGAATATCGCCGTAAGCATCAATCATGGCTTCACGATTATTTGATGCAATTGCCGCAAACAACTCGCCAACTTCTTCATGGGTCTTTATTGCTTGAGCCATAGGGGTGCTGTTTTGCACAATCTGGCGAGCCTCGCCCCATTGGATGACTTTTAGTTCAACATCTGCGTAACTCATGCTTGCTCCAATGGCAGTTCTTGGTTTTCTTGCTTGGCGGCGCTTTCAACCGATTGGCCTTTGGCAACAAGATCAACCAATTGGTCTTGTGTTGGGATGTCAACATTGATGACACCAGTTGCAACGTGGTTCAATGCTTGTGCGCGTGTGTTGGCACGGATGAGGCGTGTTTCACGACCATAGCTGACAATGTAAATTCGGGACATGTTTTCTCCTGTGGTTAAAAAAGGGGTGGCCTACTCGCTGCACTGCGGCTGACATAGAGGTCAGCGCCTCGTTTCCTTTTCGCAGCATCCGCTTTTGGCCCGAAAATCAAAATGGAATATCGTCTTCCATATTTTCAAATCCACTACCCTGCTGAGGACTTGAATTTGATTGTGGCTGGCTTGGGTTTGATGTTGATGGCTTGCCGCCAAGCATCTTCAGTTCTTGACATTGGATTGATGTCGCGTAATGGTCTTGACCATCTTTCTGATATTTGCGAGTCTTCAATTTGCCAGACACATACACAAGCGAACCCTTGTGCAAGTATTGACCAACAATTTCAGACAAGCGGCCAAACGTGCTGATGTTGTGCCACTCTGTATGTTCTTTTTGTTCTCCAGTTTGCTTGTCTTTCCATTTTTCAGTTGTTGCAATTGAAAAGTTTGCAACAGCTTCGCCGCTTGGCAAAAAACGTGTTTCTGGATCGCGCCCCAGATGTCCAATGATTTGCACTTGATTGAGCATTTTTACCTTTCAGAATGTATGTTGATGTGCGATTTCTTTTACCATTTGCTCATAGAAATCACATGCTGCTTCGACTTTGACTTTGATCTTGTTTTCCAAGGCCAAGTCCCTCTTGTATTGGACTCTGGTTACGCGCAGTTCTGGGGCAATGTGTTCCACAGAATGGAGTGCGTAATCTTCGTACCCAATTAGTTCATCTGGTGTATTGACAAGGCAATAGTCAATTTCAAACTCATCCATGTCCCACAGCATCATGTAAGCCCGTCCTTGCCACTCGTAGGTTTTATCCTCACCTTGACTTGCTAAAACGGGAAATGTTGCCAGTGACCACGATGATTTGATGTCGTGAATTTTGCCATTCCCAACAACGTCACATTCGCCTGTGATCCATTGATTTGTTTTTCTTTCTGTGTTCTTTTTGTAGCTTGTAAAAAGAACAGAGTTCAAAAGCTCAATTGAACGATCTTCAACCTTGATGCCTTTGTCCATGTACTTGCTGCTGATGTTTTCATCGTAGCCATAGATAAACTGCTTTGCCATTTTTGTAATGGCAGTCTTTGCTCCAACAGACAAAACTTCATCTTTGCCTTTTGGGTCTGTCATTATTTCGGCCAATGACGATGCTCTAAATTTAACCATTTGCCAAAGCCTCTTGAAGTTTTTTGTCTTGTTGTTCAGACAAAATAAACCGTTCATTGAGTTGAACCGTTGTGTACTCTCCAGCTTTAATCTTCACAATCGCGCCATCAAGACGGTCATCTGTAATTTGCTGTTTGACTGCAATCTTGCGTTTTTCTGGAGGGATTGCGCTGATGCGTAAGCCTTCAACAGTTTCCTTGCCAAATCTCACAGCAGGGTCAACATAAACTGTGATTGCAACATTTGACCAATCGTCAATGAAGGAAGAGCCAGTTAGCTGCTTCAGCATCTTGCTGTTGGTGCTGTTCAAGATCATTGGCTTGAGCTTTTCGCCATCACGAATTTCTCGTTCAGCAAAATATGCCGTGTTAAACAAGTCTTTGGTTTTCTTTGTTTTGTCTGGCTGGAGCCGAACCTCTTTGATGGTCAAAGTTGTTGGCTCAACAATGTCTGCCGCTGACAAATATGGAGAGTCAAAGGCTTTTCTAAAGTGTGTTTTTTCTGTCATGTCATTTAAGCCTATTACTTAACCCGAGCAACTGGTTGTGCCAAGAGCCACTTGTCGCCAAGCTGGTGAACAGATCGCGCCCACTTCAGTTGGTATTTGCGAATGACATCAGGGGACGCATTGTATGTCTGGAACAGTTGCCGTGCGTGGCGTAAAAGTGTTGTGTTCATGTGAACTCCTGTCTTGTTAAATAGTGTCCGTTTTTGCAATTCGTTCCTGTTTGGAAAGTAGGTTCCCCATCTTTATTGGTGACAAGTTTCGTTTACATTGCAACTTTTTACCATGATGGACTTCACGGCTTTTCAACCACCAACAACTACACTTTAATTGAAAAAACATTTATTTACATAGGTATATACCCTATGAACAAAAACAAAAAACAATGATAGCCTTGCCAGCATGACTACACCAGATCAACTTGAATACGACTCTGCATGGCGCTTGCGAAATGTCGCAATGGGCGAAGCAGTATGCAACTGTCAAAACCAAGAGGATTGGGATGCCGCTGCTGTGGCAATCCTGACCCATGCAATTGAAATCATCACCCAAAAGAAAGTGGAAATATGCTACAAGAAAAACAGTATTATCTAAGTTGCCTTGAGCGCGGGCCAATGAGCCAACGTAACATTGCCAACAGGCTGGCCCAGAGGTTCAGCACCTCGCCAGCAGCCATCAAGAATGCTTTGATGGCAGAAGGATTGATAGAGTTGTCGCACATCAGGCGTGAAGGACAAACCCAAAAAATCAATCATTACTACAAACTGACAAAGAAGACGATGAAGCCACAAGAGCAAAAGGCTCCAGTGGTTGTGTCTGACAAGTGGGAAGACGGTACGCCCAAGTCCAAAGGCAATGCGTTTGACCTGTCTATGTCAGCCAAGAGCATGTTTGACAACCGGGAGATTGCCCGGATGACTCAGAAGTATCACCAGAACAAGCCGATCACCATTTACAGCAGAGCCTGAGTGGTGGTATAGTTTTATGAAACCCGGCTAGATACGAAGTCATGAGCGTGTCGAAAAGCGAGCCTTCCCGCCTGCCGTGCGTTTCTTCAGTGAAGGACAGTGAATGGAAATATCATGCTTTTACAGCCAAAGAATTGGGCCGTCTTCCAACATTACAAAGACCGCTGCCCACCGTGGATCAAACTCCATCGTGACCTACTAAATGACCGTGTGTTCATGTGCTTGCCACTTGCTAGCAAAGCGCTTGCACCATTGCTCTGGCTGCTAGCATCAGAGTCCAAAGACGGTGTTTTTGATGGCTCACTGGATGAGCTAGTGTTTCGGCTCCACATCACACCTAAAGACTATCAAGATGGCGTTAAGCCGTTGATTGATAAAGGTTTTTTTGTTGTTGCAAGCGGAGTGCTAGCAGAGTGCTATCAAGATGCTATCCCAGAGACAGAGAGAGAGACAGAGACAAAGACAGAGAAGAGGCAGATAAGCAATCGCGGGACGCGCTTGCCTGTGGACTTTGTTTTGTCAGAAGACTGGACTGCCTTTTGCCAGAAGGAGCGTAAGGACTTGAACCCTCAGAGGGTCTTTGAAGAGTTCAAGGATTACTGGACAGCACTTCCAGCAGGCAAGGGCACTAAGGCTGACTGGACTGCAACATGGCGAAATTGGGTGCGCCGCCAATCGGCCCCAAAGCAGTCTTTTGCCCAACAGGCTGCTGACATAGCCCGGACGACAGTCCCTGCCCAACACACAGGTCCAGACCCTGTGCTGGTCAAAATTGCTGCCGACAGGCAAAAGGCCGCGCCTATTCCTGAACACATTCGCCAGCAAATTAGCCAAGTGTTGAGGAAAGCATGAAACCGACCCGCCAACAAGCTATCCGAAAGATGCTGCGGCAACATACGTATGGCCTGACTCGCCAAGAGTTGTCAGATAAGTTGGGCATCCATATTGCCAACGTCAGAACAGCCATTCTTGGGATGCCTGACGTTTACGTTGACCGCTGGAAGATGGGTCTGAGAGGCGGATATCAGAAGGTTTACTGCGCCGTTCCTGTTCCTGAAGACTGTCCGCATCCAAAAGATAGGGTTTATCCCATTCCCAAGCCAGCTACTGTTTGGCGACAATTGCAAGCATAAATACGAAAGGTAAGTATGAGAATTCTTTGCTGGTTTAGTTGTGGTGCTGCAAGTGCTGTGGCAACAAAATTGATGATTGCTGAAAATGCGGGAAAGTTGCCGTTGATAATTGCTTACACCGAAGTTATTGAAGAGCACCCCGATAACAAACGGTTTATAAAAGATTGCGAAAAATGGTTTGGTCAAGAAGTTTTGATTCTTGGAAATGACCGTTACGATCGATCAATTTACAAGACATTTGAAACTTCTGCCATGAACATTCGTGGCGCATCTCCATGTACTAGAAAATTAAAAAAAGATGTTCGTTTAAAATTTGAACAACCAAATGACCTTCACGTTTTTGGTTACACAGCCGAAGAACAAGATCGTTATGATAGATTTATTGATGCAAACAATATTGATGTTTCTGTCCCTTTAATTGACAGAGGGTTATCAAAAATTGATTGCTTGGCAATGCTGCAAAAAGCAGGCATCGAATTGCCTGAAATGTACAAGTTGGGCTATCACAACAACAACTGTATTGGCTGCGTAAAAGGCGGCAAAGGGTATTGGAACAAAATCAAAATTGATTTTCCAGATGCGTTTGAAAGAATGGCAAAGCTAGAGCGATTTAAAAAGCAAACAGTTTTTAAAGATGTTTACCTTGACGAGCTTCCTGAAGATGCTGGCAATTATCCACAAGAGCAAGATATTCAATGTGGAATTTTTTGTCACATGGCTGATGAAGAATTGCGAGTCAAAGCATGACAAGAACATACGCACTCAAACGCCTGCTTGAACACGGCGAACTGTCCAGCAAAGAGATTGAAGAGATTACTTGCTGGACCACCCGCCAAGTGTGGGCAACCATTCAGCGCCTGCAAAAGACAGAAGTCGTCCGTAAGTACCCCAAGATGAAGTGGGGCTTGATTCAACTATGGCCTTACCCATGACACGCAGACAGATTCAAGACGCTGGCGACAGGTACATGATTGAACTTGGTGAGGCACGGGTTCTGTACCGAACCTACCAATCAACAGGCCAAAAGGTTCTTACGCAAGTTCGGATGGAATGGCTGGAGCGAAGGTACGGCACAGGTTCAGTTGCCCGTATTCGTGACTACATGAAGAAACTACAAACAGGAGAGCTTGAATGAGACAAGTTGTTGGCATAGACCCCGGAGTTAACACAGGTGTTGCCTGCTACGGCAATGGCAAGCTGCTGTCATTGCAGACCATTCAGCCCATCGACATTCAGGAATACATCAAAGAATCATTCTCAGACCTGATTGTGTTTGAGGACAGCCGACTGCAAAGCGCGGTATGGGTTCCATCAAAAAACAAAGCCGTGGCAAACAACATTGCCCGGAAGATTGGTCAGGTCGATGCGCTGTGTTCCTTGATTGAGGAAACATGCAATCGTTGGGAAATCAAGTTTATGCGTGTCAGCCCAAAGGCAAAGGGCAGCAAGATGAACGCAGAGGACTTCAACAAGCTGACTGGCTATACAGCAAGGTCAAACCAGCACGAACGTGACGCAGCTATGGTTGCGTGGCAACTAAGGAACCACAATGGCCGCTGACATGAAAAGCCGTGAGCAAGAGCGCCTGTATCACGCCATCATTGGTCAGATTGCCAAGCAGGCTGAGTTACATGGCAGTCGCTGGACGCAAGAGTCGTGGAAGCGTTTCCTGATTGACCAATGGGCGCATGAAAGCGGCGAGATGAAAAGCATCAGCAAGATCATGCCAAGCATTGATGGTGAACGAGTCGTCCAGCTTGGTCATCAAAGCCGTAGGTTCACCAAAGAGCAAGCCATCAGCTTCACGGAATGGTTGCTGTATTGGGCCAACACAAATGGGGTGAAGATTGAAGAACGCCGAGAAGAAGCATAAAGAGGCTGTAGCAAGCCTTGGCTGTGCGCTGTGCCATCACTTGCATGGCAATCACGATCCCGGTCCAGTAGAGCTACACCACCTCCGTGCTGGCGGTTGGGGCAAAGGCGACTACATGACGCTGATGGGCTTATGTGTAGAGCATCACCGTGGTAACACTGGCATACATGGCATGGGGACAAAAGCGTTTGAACGTCATTACAACATCACTCAAAAAGAATTGTTGCAATGGGTTTTGGAGCGTGTACAATAATTTGCAACAGCTACCTTTAGCGGGGGAAAAGACGATTCATCACCGTCCTGCTGTTGTCTTTCAGTGATGACTTCCACCAATGATGAGGTGCGACATGATTACGCAACAACTTGTAAAAGAATTGTTTGAATACGATGATGGAAAATTGATTAGAAAAAAATCAATTCAAAGTCGATCTCAGCAAGGCTTAATTGCCGGAGGGAAAGCAGGTAACAGTTATGCTGTTTCAATAAATTACAAACGATACAAGTTGCATCGAATAATTTGGCTTTGGCACTTTGGTTTTTTGCCGGATGAAATTGACCACAAAGATGGCAATCCATGTAACAACAAAATTGAAAATTTAAGACCCGCTTCTCGTAATGAAAATATGAGAAACACAAAAATGCCAATAACTAACAAAAGCGGTTTTAAGGGCGTTAGTTGGAGCAAGGCCGCAAAAAAATGGATAGCAAACATTACCGTCAACAACAAAAAAATCTACTTAGGGTTATTTGATTGCAAAATCAAGGCGTATGAATCTTATTGCGATGCGTCTAAAAAATTGCATGGTCAGTTTTCAAGAATTGCATAAGGGTTTTTCCTAGTTGGCAGCAAAGGTTTTGTTGACTACTATGACATCACTCAGCAAGAACTGCTTGAGTGGACACTCAACAAGATAGGACAAACATGATTGATGAAATTAGATTTAAAGCCATTCCAGCAGAAAATGGCAAACATGTGCTTGTACTTCAGGTTCGTCTTTATGAAGTAAGTGGCATGGGATATACAACATCATTGCCAACTTGGAGAAATGCCGAAGTTGAAGATTTGCTTCATGTTGCTGAATTTATCAAGCCTGCCCGAGCATTGGAGTTGATATGAACTACGCAGCAATTGCAGCAGCAATGCAAGCAGAGATTGACAACCCCTTAAAGCTATACATGCCCAACAGCCCCGGCGCATTTGTCCGTGACAGATTGTTTAAAGAGTGCGAATGGGAATCTGCTGTTTGGTTCTGGTCGCACTATTGCAGTGGCGGCTTTATTGGCCCAGAGTTGCAAGACCTGTACGTCAAGCTGGAAGCCTTGGCATCAAAAGAATCTATGCCCGATTGGGGCACAAGGGGGACATGATGAGCAAAGAAGCAATGAAGCTGGCGCTGGAGGCAATGGAGCGATACCAAGTAAAGCGGCAAGATTTTGATCGGTTTGCTGATGAAATCACCGCCCTGCGAGAAGCACTGGCAGAGCAGCCAGCACAGCACCTGTCGGGGCTTGCTGTTTATCTCGACCCCAGCGATGGTTTGAAGCCCAAGCGATATGCCCCGCAGCCAGCACAGCATGAGCCTACCCAATACCAAGAGTTGCGCGAGGTGTTGAAAGACCTCATGGATTGGCAGGTAAAGAATGTCAAAGTTTGGCACAACAGCGCCTATGACAACGCGCAGCATGTTCTTGACCGAC